GTTCCATTGAGTATTCTGCTTTCAGTGCGCGTGTACGTGCTGTAACAGTAACTTTCTCAATTGAGAATGCCATTTCTTGGAATGTGTTACCAGCAGCGCCGTCACCCAGTGCTTCAGCAGAACCAGTTGTCATTGCGCCTGTAGGTGCAGCGTTACCAACAAACAGATAGTCAGTTGTGTTACCTGCGATGCTCATTGAAGAAGCAACGATTGCGCCGTTTGCACCTGAGAATGCTGTGTTAGCTTCGTTGTAGAATGCTTCTGTACCAGCTTGACCAGAGTAACGTGTACGCATTGCAAAGATCAGACCAGTTGGGCCTGTCATTGGCTGAACGCCGCAAACGTCATATGCGATCAAGTTAGGAAGTGAACGACGAACCAGGCTGATCAGAATTGGATCAAAACCAGCAACTGGACCTGCAGCAGCAGCACCACCACCAAAACCACCTGTACCAGCAAAGTTGGTTGGTGAACCTGTTTCGTTCAGAATACCTGCTTCTTTTTGCATCTCTGTCAACTGGTTTTCCAGAATGACAGCAGTTACCGCTTTACGGTATGGATCTTTGATGGATGGCATATCTGGATGATCCAGAACGCCTTCCCATTTAGTTTGTAGATTTTCAGACAAATACATTTGTGTATCTCCTATTTTTATAATTTAGATTTTGATTTTGGAAATTGCTTGCATTACAGAAGCGACATATGGATCAGCGACCGTTTTCTTTTCGCTACCATCGTCTTCTACTTCTTCGTGAAGTTGTGCCACATTGGCTTTCTTTACGCCAGATGGAAAATAGTTCTCACGAATTGTCTCAAGTTTTTCAACGAATTCTTCCTCTGTGGAAAATTCTACACTCTCTGCAAGTGCTTTGATTTTTTCTACTTGAGTTGCTGTAAGACCTTCGCACACTTCATTCACAAGTTGTACTTTGATTGCTTCAGTAAGTTGTTTTTTATACTGAATGTTTGCTTCAATTTCTTCGTTCAATTTGACTTCCAGCTCTTCAACCTTAGATGCAAGTTCATCTACTAGTTCTACTTTGTCTTCTGGAACATTGATGTAGTTTTCGGCAAACAGATTACGCAGACCAGCAATAAAGTCTTCTGTGATTTCTGAACGAAGACCGCTTTCAATTGCGATTTCGTTTTCTTCCATCCACTGCTCTACTACGTAGTTCAGGTAATCATCTACCTTTTCTGTAAGTTCTGCTTTGATTTCTTCAACGGCTTCAGCCAGCATACCAGCATACTCTGATTCCATTTGCTCTTGAATCTGTGCAACACGATCAAATACACGTGCTTCAAAGATTGTAGCAGCTTTTGCTTTGAAGTCTTCAGAAATGTTTTTGTCATCAGCAAACAATGAAGCAACATCTTCTTTCATTTGTGCTTTCATTTCTTCAATTGCTGTTTCATCATCAATCATTTCTTCTTCTGCGCGATCTTCTTCAGGCATCATTGCTGTACCTGTGCCCGCTTTCATGTTCTTGTCGCCAAGTTGAACATCGCTTGATGCATGTGAAGGTTTTGCTTTGATAGAAGCATGATTGGAACCAGATGTATCCTTGAGCTTCAAATTCAGCTTGTTGGAATCATCAGTTGGTTTATTGTTCTGTGGTGTAGGACCGCCCAAGTCTTCAGGTGTTCCAGGATTGCCTGGAGGTGTATTCTGAGTTAGTTTAGGCATTGGCATACCAGGAGCAGATGACTTGCTTTTTGCAAGAATTTCCGCTGCTGCTTCCATGAGTTTGTTTGTTGCCATTGAATATCTCCTTATGATTTCTTATTTATAAAATTTAGAGTTTTCGTAGAAAGTTTTCAAAAAGTTGCAATCCAACGGATTCAACATCTTTGCGTGATGCTTTGCGAATTTGTTGCTTGCTGTAGTCAATATCAGACTCAACAAATTTTCCTTCTACAAACAACCATTCTTTGTTTTCCATGATGCCCTGAACAAAAGCACCTGGAGCGGAAGGATCAGCAACAATATCGGCAGCAGTTGCAAGGCGAAGATCATCTTGTACGAGATTATAACCTTCTTTTGTCATTACAACAGAGCCTAAAGCACGTGAAGAAACACCAAGACCCACACCAGACTCAATCAGATTTTTTGCAATCAGACCGTAAGGTGTTTCCATGATGAGTGCTTTACCGATAAATGTATTACCATTTTCTACCAAACTTGTAATCTTGTGTGACACACGTTCCAGATTCAACGATGGTGTGTCTGGATGTCCGAGTTCACCAAGCGCACGATTTGTATCAATATATTCTTGTTGATAACGTGCAACTTCATTCCGAAGTGTGTCCATCTTGTACATACGATTGTTGCGATTGACTGTATCGCCAACTAAAAATATGCCTTCAATGTAAAGATTTTTCTTACCGTCTTCTGTTTTTTCGGTAAGATATTTTACATTTTCAATGTGTTCTTTGATGAGTTTCATAGAAATCCTTATAGCGTATCCAATGCTGGATTGAATGTTGATGTTTTTGCCATTTGAATAAACAATGTTCCATTTGCACCAGAGTTTGTTGCAAAAACATTTGCTGTCGCAGAGTTTGCAATCGCCGAATCAAGTTCAGTCATTTGAAAGTTTGAAAAAGCTGGCAATTCAAAAATCAATTGACCTGTAGCATCATTACCACGATAAACTTTCCATACTCCTTCTGTGACACCAGAGACAGTTGTGATTTCAGCAGACTGGACTGTTTCGCCTGCATTTCTAGCCATCTGTGAAAGATTGATTCGCGCTCCACCAGTGCCGATAATACGAATCAAAGTTTTTTGTTTCAACGAATGTGTGATTTCGTAGCTTGCCATTTTATCTTAGTCCCATTGATTTACGACGGCGCATTGACATCTTTCTTTTCAACAATGTGCGTCTGAGTTTACTTTTTCTAGTTGTTTTCCAAGAACGTTTCAATAAACGTGCTTTGCGTAATCTTACTGTTGCAGGTATACGTTTGACTGTATTACCAGAAATACGATAACCTTTGATGCCAGATTTTTTGACATTCCTCTGAACTATAATTCTACCTTTTTTATTCCGACGAATGCGACGACGAATCTTTTGTATACGACCCATCTTGACGATGTTTGGATTACGCTTCTTAGCCGCTTCTTCCAACACTTCCTCGTCAACTTCAATCTCTTCATACATCGCATCAACAATGTATGGCTTTGCTTCTTCCATACGAACGGAAGCAATGTCGTCTAAACGTGCAAAGATAAGTTCTTTGGCTTCGTCTAATCTATTTTGCAGAATTAGTTCTACAAAATTCATATAGTTGTCCAAATGTTGTTACAGATTCGGTAAGTTGTTGCCAGAAGATTTCTTTATTATCTTCATCTAACCGACTGTATGTTTTTATTATTTGTTGTTTTGTTTCTTCATTGAGTGAGACAATGTTACCATCATTGAGTAACAATTCTTCTGACTCTGCAAACTCACGAATATATTCTTCTGCTTGAACTGGTGCATCAAGAGCAGGACCATACGGTACACTAAACACACGTTTGAGTTTGTCACTCCAATACATTGCAATACGTGTACCGTCTGGATATAATCTGACTGCCTTACGTTTGATTACCAATATAACAGGTGGATCTGGCACAAGAGGTGTATCCATTCTTGCCTCTTTTTGCACTTCATAACCCACATCACCAATTTTCAAACGACTTCTACGATGCTTTCGCCCTTCTATATCAGTTTTCACATCAGCAGTAGAAATCATACCTTCTTCTAATTGCTCACGTACCGCTTGTCTTGCTTTACCATAAATCTGTTTACTTGAAACCAAATCTACCATGCGATTGAATAGATTACGCATGATTTCACGATCAGCATTGTTGAACTGCGGGCGTTCTTCACCCATCTTATCTAAGATTTTGTGAATGCGAGCCAACTGTGCTTTGTTGGCTAAACCAGCACGAACAAGAGCGTCAAACTTAGAGTAGTCTGACTTCTCTTCTTCTACAATAGATTTGAATTCAAGTAAAGACTTCATTCTTGTTCTACGGCTTCTTCATCGTCGGTAACTTCTTCGTTGCTTTGCTCTTGCCCGCCAAATAAAGTAGCAGCCATTTCTTGCTTACGGCCTTGGAGCGCATTGAACGCTTTTGCGGATAAAACATTTTCTATGCCTTCTTTTGCTGCAATGTTGTCACCAGCAGCAATATTATTGATAATATTTTGAATTTCCATAATAACCTTTCTTATCTGCGTCTATTATTTATATTGACCACTGATTTGTTTACCTCATCGTCAAGTTGAGGTGTCAGAGACTCTGTTTCTTCTACATTCTCAGTAGTGTTGTCTTCTGGTGGCAACTGTGCTGGCTGAGCGCCTTGATCCATATTCATTGGACCTTGCATATTATCAGGCAATGTATCTTTTTCTTCTTGTATCTTCTTTTGCATATCTTCAATTTCTTCATCAGTCATCATGAGAACTTTGTTCATGACATAATGCTGAGAGAAGTAACGACCGATATATGGATCAACAAGCCCTACCATTTGCAATCTGTTTTGTAGCAATTCTGCTTCACGCAACTCGGTAAAGTTGTTGTCTTTGCGGAAGTCATAGTAGATGTCCTCTTTGAACTCTTCCCATTCTTCACGTGTACAAATACCTTTGAGAACTAATTGCACTTTGAGTACATCATCAAATACTTGTGAAAACTTGTTACGAAGTCGTGCAACAAACTTGGCAAACTTCAATTCGTCACGTGTAACTTCTTGTGAACGACCAAGCCCCGCAAGACCACCTTCTTGTGATTCAAGTCTTGAATAAGGTACATTCAACGACTGAAGCAATTTCTTTTGAAAGTATTTGACATCTTCTAGTTCACCTAGATTTTGACCAGCAGGCAATGTCGTAATCTCTGTTCCTTTACCGCCTTCACGGCGTGGTAGCCAGAAGTCTTCAAGCATTGACATGTGCTTACGTTCATCACGAATCTCACCAGTGTTTGCATCATAAACTAACTTGTTACGATACTTGATCATGATGTCACGCAGATATTGTTCTGCTTTACCACGTGGTAAGTTACCTACATCAATGTAGAAAATACGGCGTTCTGGCGCACGTGAAATACGGTAAATGACAATCGCATCTTCAATCATACGCAACTGATTCAGTGGTTTGATTGCTTTATGTAGATACGAAATAACAAAAGTATTCTTTGCATCCATCAGACCCGAATTGATATTGACAATTGAATCTGGTGCAATCCGAATACCTTGTCCTACGTTTGAGGTAAATGTCTGCGTAGTTGTGCCACGATCATTGTAGACATAGTATTCAGCAATTGAAACAACGATCATTGCTCCTGTTTTTGGATCACGATCTTTTTTGATCTCACGTACTTTTCTTATTTTACGTGGATCAATGTATCTCAATTCTTGAATACCCTCTTTAGGATTCTTGTCATTGACTACCACATGATAAAAAATACGCCCATCAATGTACCAACGCTTGAACAGATCATCAGCAAGATTACTGAAGTTCAACATCTTCAATACGTTGTCAAACTCTTCAACAATTTTCTTTTTGATCGTTTCTGGTTGTTTGAGATTGTCTAAAACAATGTCAACAACTTTGCCTTGTTCATCATGTGTAATGGCTTCATTGACAATTTCATCAATAGCCATTTGACACTCAGGATGATTGGACATCTCACGATAACGTGTGATGAGTTCAATTTCATTCCGAACTGAACCTTCTAGATCAACATATGTGCCATAATACGCATTTTGCGTAACGGTAACTGCACCGTCATCAACAGTTGCGGAAGGCAAAGCAAAGGATGCCTGTTCGGGCCTCTCAGCCTTTACGACATCCTTTGGGCCTATAGTAAAACCAAACAACTTGATAGCCACTAGGAATTTCCTTTCATTTTATAGAAAGAGTAAAATATAATTACTCTTATACCACACCATCTGCAACTGCTTCCCACCACTGGTAGGTTAACGTTACAGAAAACTCTTCAATGGTATCGTTCGAACCCCAGTCAACATCAATCGGTGTGATGTCAGATGGGAACAGACCAACAAACTTATATTTCTTGATTGAATTGCCTGCTTTACCGAATTGTGTAACTTCTCCATCAACTGTGTAGCCTAGTGGTGTAGTTGCAACTGGATTACGAACGTTTAGATTATGGCTGTTGATACCATTCATCCAACGTTCAAAAGCATTGCGTACAACAAAGTCTTCATCGTTGATGATTGTTACTGTCCAGTCAGCAAAGGTACGATTGCCTACAAACTTGAGTTCACGACCAAAGTATTGAACAGGCACAACACCCAGAGTTGAACCTGGAAGTTGTGCTGTCTTACACATGAATGTCGT